ACAATTTTCTCTTCAATATTAAATATTCAACATCTATTTTATCGATAGAAATATCTCGTTGTTTAGCAAAAAATTGTTTATACAATAGTAACTGATTTGTTTTATTCTTATCTGCTTTTTGCCATTTGTTCCAACCCATTGTAGAAGTTTTAATATCAATAATTCGTACCCTACCCCTTTTCTTGTCGTGAATAACCACATCCATATAACCAATAAACTTCATCTTATTTGGTAAATCAAAATCTAAATTTAATTCTATACCAAGTAGTTCGTGGTCTTTTTTAGGAAAATATCTACTTTTTAATTTAAGAAATTCGTTAACTATTTTTAACCCATCCTCATAAAACTCTTTCATCTCTTCAAGTGTTATAACTAAAACTTTAGATTCTTTGGCATACTTTTTATAGTTCTCTTCCATCCTATATAATAAGATTTCTTTCATTGGAAGTGCATCAGCTTTTTTTATGGTCTTATCATAATAACAAACTAAATATGCTTGAATTGTTTCGTGAACTGCAGTTCCAAAGACCGTATAGATATTACCTTCAAATGTGCCAAGTTTATCTACATAATTAAGTTTCCACATATTAGGGCATTTATCCCATTGTGAAAGTTGACTATAACTAATCCTCCCCATTAATCCATCCACCTACCATGTTTATATAAATGCCATAACCTATGTTTAAATATTTCCCACGTTAATCCAATAAATGTATTAGCTGTGTATTCACCTTCTGGCACTTTATAAAAAAATGCTTTCTTTTTCATTATTTTCCCCACTTACCATTCTTAACTATTGTTGCCATTATACCATAGTTGGACATATCCAAAAAGGCATCTTCTAATGGTTCACCCTCTACGGCATTAACTCTTCCACCAATCAACAAGGTCTTTACTCTTTGGATTTTGTCATTAATTCTGAAGAACAATCCTGTAAGAGATAGTTTTATATCTTCTTCTGTTTGTAATTGTGTTCCGACACTTATGTTGCCTGGGCCGTAATCGTGTTGCTTGTGACAGAACAATATGTATTGTTCTCTTTGTAATCTTTTAAATTCTTCAGTCATCTGTGGCCATTCTTGTTCCATTAGTGTTACAATGTCGCCGTGGTTGCCTGTTAAATAAGAATTTACTTCTTTTTTTGTACTTGATTCTTTTATGTATGTTTCACTCATATTTTACTCCGATTTCATACTTGAATATACGACATTTTTGCCATACAAGTCAAGTACTTTTTTAAATAATTTTATCGATGATACCATACTCTAAACATTGTTTGGCATCTAAGTATGTATCGTTTCTATTCATTCTCTTCCAAAACTTTACATCCTTGTTAGTTACTTCCGCGAGTAACTGATTAATATCTTTTGCTAATACTTTTAAATGGTCAACACCTCTCATAACATCAGTAGATTTACCAACCTCTACTGCAGAACCCTCATGTACCATCACAGTCGAGTGGTTTGTCATTGTTCGAGTTCCTGTACCACAAGCTAATAATACTGCTGCAGCACTCATACAAGTTCCAACACAATGTGTATTAACCTTAACATCCATGTTTTGAATATAATCAACCAACCCCAACATAGCATAAACATCTCCACCATAAGAAGCGATATTAAGATTTATCGCATCTAAGTGTGGATTTACCCTCTGTAGGTAATCCAATTTAACTATTGTACTATATAAACTATCAATGTCAAATTCAAAATTCATGTATGTAGTGTTCGTATATGAATTTACACCCCACTCCATCTCTGACATTGCGAATTGTTCTTCTTTTTTATAACCTTGTTCTGCCATTACTTGCTCCATATGTTTTTAAGTTCTTTGTCTGATACACCATATTTCATTATGATTGATGTAACCTGTTCTTTTGTTAATATTTCCAAATGTTGTTCAACCTCTCGTGTACTACATTCAAAGTAATCCACTAAATGTTCCATAGCCCATTTTTCAACTTTTGATTTCTTCTTTGATTTTGTATATCTAAGAAATGTTCTACCTCTTGGTATTATGTCAACATAAAACTGATACAAATTCTTTGGTTTTAATTCCCAATACTTTTGTATTTCATTTACAACCTCTAACCATTCAGATTTCATACTAAGAAATCTATGTACCATATAGTTACTCCAAGTTTTTTTATCAGCATCTGATAAGGAGTCCCAATACATAGTATTTTGAACATTAGTAATTTGTTTTATGTGGTCGAATAACGATTTTGTTTTTGCCATAATAACCTTTTGATATATATAAATAGAGAATATAATCTCTAAAATTTAATTTATTTAAAAGTGTTTCCTGCAACCCAACAAACACTTGTGTACCTTACACCTTTAGTGACTGGTGTAACTTGGTGTCCTGCAAATGATGGAAATATAATCAATCTACCTGGTTCTGGTTCAATTATAGTATCATCAAATAATATAAAATCTCCACCCTCATATTCATTATTTAAAAATAATACTGCAGTCATTTTAACTATACTAAAATCATCTGATGGATGAAAATCTGCGTGTGGTGTGTACCAATCTCCAACTTCATATTTATGACCAGTATATTCATTTCTATGAATCCCACCGATATCAAATTTATAATAAAGTTGATTTGCTAGTTTAAATGCGTTCCAATATTTTGTTAATATTTCCTCATCCGTATAGAGTGCAACATTTAAGTTACAAACTGCAGGGTCTTTTTTATACTTAGGATTAGAATCTGCACCATAGTAAACATCCTTTTGTTTCTTCACACAATCTTTATCAATTCGCGTTATAAACTCATCACACTCTTCTTGAGTAATAAAGTTTTTTCTATCCACCCACCATCTAAAATTTGGATTAGGTGTAAAGTTCTGTTCTATTGGTTTATACAAAGGTATCACCTATTATAAATTCTTGAATACAATGTCGTATTCCCTTTGTAACTGGAGTTACTCTATGAAAAAATATTGGTGAGAATACAATTAAAGTTCCCTTTTCTTGTGGAATTGTATAATACTCCATAGAATGTGGGTCTTGTATAGCAAATTGTGTTTTACCACCCTCATATTCACTTGGGTCTGTTAATTGTACAATACACGCTAACTTTCTTAGAGAACTTTGGCCTGCATTAAAATCTGAATGCCAAGTATAAAAATCTTCAGTCTCTCCATTATACTGAATCATTTTTATATTGTTTTCTACTTCTTGAATATTAAAGTTCCAAGATAACTGATTCATTACTTTTGCAGATAAAAATAATTTCTGTTGTATGTCTGAATAATCACCCTTTGCATAATCTCTCATATCTTTATGTAAATACCATTCTTTAACACTTCTAAATTCTAAATTATGGTCTGAACCCATATGTGGTTCTATACAACCTGTTTCACCCTTTTCCGTACTTTTAACCCTTTCAATAAACTCATCACATTCTTCTGGTGTAAAGAAGTTTGGTTTTGTCATATACCATTGAAAGTTTTCATTCTTTTTCATCTTAGTGGTTCTCCTATGTAGGTTTCTCTCATTATAAATCTTTCTCCACTTTTAAGTGGTGTAACCATATGGTTCGTAAACGATGGGAACATAAATAAATATCCTTGTTTATATGGACATTTAAAAAAATCTTCTTTTTCATTACTAAATGCAAAATGTAAATCACCACCATCAAAATCTTTTGGGTCGGATATTTGAATCAAGCAAGCTATTTTGTTTAATGATAGTATTCCAGCATCTGTACCCGAATGCCAATTGAAATGGTCTCCCTTTTGATATTCAATAGTTCTAAAATCCCCTTGATTTCGTTCAATATCGAATTTCCAAACCCTATCATTTGTAATCTTTACTATAGTATTTAGTTTATCTACCAACCAACTATAATCATTCTTTATATTACTATTTAATTCTGGTAATAAATATATTTCATTACAATCACGATGGTGAGATAGATTAACTTTTGTAGGCTCTTCTTCTTGTGGATTATATGTTCCACCTTGAACCCAACTATCTTCACCCTTAACTTTTTTTACTAAATCATTACATTGTTCTACACTAAGAAATGATAAATGTATAAACCATTTAAAATCATTGTTTTCTTTCACCTAAAAGTATCTCCGTGTAACCAACCAACGATGGAATATCTTGAGCCAGAAAGTAATGGTGTAATTCTATGTATTACTAATGGATTAAAAATAATTACACTCCCCTTTTTTCTTGTACCCTTAACAAAACTATCACTATCTTTGGTTGTTAATGCAAACTCTAAATCTCCACCATCATAATCATCACCATCTGATAATTGAACTATAACACTTAATTTTCTCGTTGATTCATCACCTTTACCAAAATCTGGATGCCATCCATACCCATCACCCTTTACATATTTTAATAGTTTAAAATTCTCGTAAGAATCCCAATCAATATCGTAATTAAAATGTAGTTTATTAGCAACCTTAGTGAGATTTAATATTTTATCAGTAATTTTACTACTTTCTATTTGGAACTCTGTTGCTTTTCTGTAATCTCTAACCTCACTACCACTCAAACCAACAAGTTCAGCTCTACTACCATTGGTATTGATTGTGTGTTGAGATTCACCAAAACTTTTATTTTTAATAAAATCTATTTCTGAATCACTTAGAAAGTTTTCCTTTTCAATATAATACTTAAAACCATTATTTTTTTTCATACTTACTCTTTAAGGTCCTTTTGGTGGTAAGTTATGCACCACCACCACCTTTTGGTGGTAAGTTATGAACTAATATATCACTTGAAAAATAAGTATCAATATCCTCTACATCTAATGAATAGAAAGTTTCATCGGTAGTTACTTCGACTGTTGATGTTACTTCAATAAGGTTACCATCCTTATCCATTAGTTCATCACCAACTTCAATTTCAAATGCTCTAAGGAATTTATACTCATTTGCTCGTTTTACAAATATCATCCCCATCCAACCAAACTTATAAGTATCATTTATTATATAATGTTCTGGTTGTACATTAGAAGATACCTCAAGTACAACTGAACCACTCGAAACACTATTGGTTAAATCTGTTGATGAATATGCTGCAAAATCGTGGTCACTTAAACTCATTCCAACTGGTTGATATGATTTAACCACATCACCAACTTCTACATCTTGTATTTGTTTAGTACTACCATCATACATACGAATTAAACTTCCACTCGGTGTTGTAGTACCTCTATTTGCAACCAGTTTCCACTTATACCAATCATTATCTATAGATGAACTTACACCTGTAGGTGGATTTATTTGTATGTATTGTGGACTATAATAAGAACACAATACTTCTGTATGTTGTGGTGTGAATAATATATATGCTCTACCAGTCCCTAAGTATTTATTTCCATTACCATCTAAACTACCAGAAGATGGAATAAATTTTTCTGGATAAGTAGATATACCAGTACTCGTCTCGATATCATACCAATATGTCATACTGGTGTGAACGCGCTCTTTATAATCCGAATTTGATTCCCAAGTTTGTTCAACTCCATCCGCATCTGTATAGGTAGATGAGTATATATTTCTTTGTTCTGCATTAGTTATATATGAGTTAAAACTTATATTGAATGGACTAACTAATAATGAACCATCTTCAGTTTTAGATTTTAAAACAAAATCTGGCCAAGTTCCTACTCCACGATTAGCTGCAATTGATGATGAAGTAAAACCATCTATAAATGTCTCACCAACATTTGCACTCTGAAGTATAGTTCTAAATTTAGTTTTATCCATAGAACCAGTAGCCATTGTATATAATGTATCATCTGCTCCGTAACCATTTGGTGTATCAACGAAAAGATGAAATTTACTTGAAGATGCCTCTACCCGAGAATTAACATATGGTGCTGAACTATCATAAACAAAAGAAGAACTTATGTTATGATTAGCGAAACTTGCGGATATACTTGAAAGTTTAGTTTGTCTTGGATTTTGCATATCTGCCCAAGTAGAACCATAAATATTTACACTACTATAACTTTGTGTAACAGCATATTGTGCAATTCTATCAAAGAAATCCGAACCTTGTACTGATAAAGGTATCTGTACACTTGGATTTGTATTAAACTCAAATATTTTTGTATCATTACTACCACTCTCAATAGTAAAATCATATGCACCAATAAATGCTGAATAACTATGATTTGGCCAATCTCCTGCACTACCTGTTATGTAATCACTAATTTCTTTTACTTTAGCGTTTACATCTGATTTTTGTGTATAATTTACTATACTCAT